AAGGGATACATCACCAACAGCTACCATGTCCACGTCACCGAGGAGATTGACGCCTTCACCAAATTGAAGTTTGAAGCTGAGTTCCAGCAGCTTTCCCCCGGCGGCGCTATCAGCTACATCGAGATTGCCAACCTCTCCGACAACATCCCGGCGGTTATGACCGTGTTGCGGTACATCTACGACAACATCATGTACGCCGAGCTCAACACCAAGTCTGACTACTGCCAGTGCTGTGGTTGGGACAAGGAGATTGAGATTGTCCAGAATGAGCATGGCAAGCTGATTTGGCGTTGTCCCAACTGTGGCAATACCGATAAGGGCAAGATGAACATCGCTCGCCGCACCTGTGGGTACATCGGCCTGAACGACTGGAACCAAGGCCGGACGCAGGAAATCCAGGAACGGTATGTTCACCTTGGAGGAGAGTGTTGAAATGGATGAAAGGTACAAATTTCCATGTGGCGCAATCAGTGATACACCTGTAGATGAGCAGTGGAAAGAAGAAATTGCCTGCGTAATGACAGGGTGTAAAAACTGCGCGAATTACATTTCAGGAGGAATTGAGCACTATAAGAAAAACATCCCTAAAGGTATCGCAATGTGGGCCAAATGCGAACAGGAAGGGTTGGAAAGGCAATGAACTACGCCGCAATTCGCAACAATGACATCGCAAACGGAGAGGGAGTTCGCGTCTCCCTCTTCATGAGCGGTTGTGACTTTCATTGCCCAGGATGCTTTAACCCAGAGGTTCAGAATTTTGAGTATGGCGAGAGATTCAATTCTGAAGTGGCGGAGCAAATCATGAAAATGGTGTCAGCGCCCACCATATCTGGACTATCAATCCTTGGCGGAGACCCATTGTGTCAGGACGTTGCTGGCCTGATAACCCTGTCGATGCTGTGCAACCGTGTGCGATACAGAGGTAAGACGGTGTGGTTATGGACTGGTTTCACATGGGAGGACGTATTTGCGCTGCCATGCCGAGACACCCAACACCAATACCAGAAATTTTTGATTGCCGATTGCAACGTAGTTGTGGACGGCCTGTTCAAGCAGGAGCTGGCTGACCGGAAGTTGGTCTGGCGAGGGTCGGCAAATCAGCGTGTCATTGACGTACAGGCCAGCCTCCGGGCTGGCTCTGTCGTTACATATCAAAATTAAGGAGTGTTTGTGATGAAGAGAACAACGAGGACTGAGTATTTCTACAACGAGGACGAGAAAATCTGCCGTTCCGTCACGACAGAGACTTCTGACTGCAACGAGGACTGTCCCTGTGCGGAGGGCGAACTGCTGACCAGTGAAATTGACTTCACTGAGGAAGGGATTGCCTTCTCTGACGTGGCTGTGGCTGTGGCTCTGGCTGGCCTCGGCCTCACCGCCGTGGCTGCTATCTTCAAGTGCCGCTAATCCAGCGGAAATTTGAATCAAAGGAGTGTACATATGCCAAATCAGTTTGCAGAAATTGAGCGGAAATTCTTGCTCGAATCTTTTCCACTCGACCTTCCGTTAAAGCAGAAGTTCACCATATACCAAGCCTATTTGTCCACAGAACCAGAAGTAAGAATCCGGCGTAATGTTAGGTTTGGGGTTGATATTGCATTCTTTCTCACGGTTAAGTCTGGCGGAGACCTTGCTCGCGAGGAAGTGGAAATCGAAATTTCTAAGGAACAGTTTTATGCCCTGGCAAAAATGGTAGAGCATCCCTTTATCTCAAAAGAGTTTTGTGTTTACCAACTGCCAAACAATTTGGAACTTGAGTGCTCTATGGTTGACAAAAGATTAGACAGCAAATTTATATATGCGGAGGTTGAGTTCCCAAGCATAAGAGATGCCGCATATTTTGAACCACAATTCAATTTCGTGTCAGAAATTACTGATGATTCCACCTACAAGATGAAGAATTATTGGAAGCGGACACGGCTGGAAGGAAGGATATAATATGGCGGAAACAATTAAGGTTCGCTATTTGAGCGACAAGGTGCAGAAACTGGAGTACATCGGCGGTAAGTCCGACTGGATTGACCTGCGGGCCGCTGAGGATGTGGAGCTGAAGAAGGGCGAGTTCAAGTTGATTCCCCTGGGCGTCGCTATGCAGCTCCCCACCGGCTACGAGGCGCACATGATTCCTCGCAGCTCTACATACAAGAATTTCGGCGTCATCCAAGCCAACCACATGGGGATGTTCGACGAGAGCTACTGCGGTGACAATGACCAATGGTACTTTCCGGCTATCGCCATGAGAGACACCGTTATCCACGCTGGTGAGCGCATCTGCCAGTTCCGCATTGTGGAGCATCAACCCACCCTGAACTTCGTTGCAGTGGATGCCCTGGGTAATGGCGACCGTGGCGGCATCGGCAGCACGGGGGCGAGGTGAGGACATGAGCAGGTATGACAGCTCCAGCCGTTCTGGGCTGAGCACCTGGGGCGTTCTCCTCATTGTTTTCGTCGTGCTGAAGCTCATCGGGGTTATCAACTGGGGATGGGGCTGGGTTCTGGCCCCACTGTGGATTCCGGTCGTGATTGTCATCATCGGATTCCTGATATCGCTGATTTCTGACTGAAAAAAAGGGCTGGCTTCGTGCCAGCCCTTTTTTGTTTCCCACCTATGGGTAGGAGGTGATTCCCATTAAATATTCGACAGAAAAAATCAACGCCGTCTACTACGGCAATGAGTACGCCATTACCAATCACACCCCCGTCATACATAAAGACGACAGGCAGGAACTCAAGAACTATATAGAGAAAGTGCTGTACGCCGTCTTTAGTAAGTACCAATCCAAGAAGAAATAGTGGAGGTATGTAGGATGGTAGATTTCATTTATGCCCGCCAGTCCGTAGACAAGGAAGACAGCATCTCTATCGAGAGCCAAATTGAGCTGTGCCTGCATGAAGTCGGCAACAACCAGCACAAGGTATTTCGTGACAAGGGCTACAGTGGCAAGAACACAGAACGTCCAGACTTTCAGGAGATGATGGCCGAAGTGAGAGTTGGTGGCATTGGCCGCATTATCGTATATCGGCTCGACCGTATCAGCCGGTCTGTCCTCGACTTCGCCAACGTCATCAGTGAGCTCCAGAAGTATGGTGTGGAGTTCGTATCAATCACAGAGCGATTTGATACATCGACCCCAATCGGCAAGGCCATGCTGATGATTGTCATGGTGTTTGCCCAGCTTGAACGTGAGACCATCCAGCAGCGTGTTATTGACGCTTATCGCTCTCGTAGCCGTAAGGGCTTCTACATGGGCGGCAGGGTGCCATATGGGTACGAGCTTGAAAACATCGTCATGGATGGCATCAAGACCTGTATGTACCGTCCAATCCCAGAGCAGATACAGATTGTCAAGCTCATCTATGCCCTATACTCACAGCCACAGGTGTCCTTCGCCGATGTCATCAAGTACCTGAGTACCCACGGGATAAAGAACCAGTCTGGTCACAATTTCAGCCGGATGCGTGTACGGGATATCATCACCAATCCCGTGTACGTTAAGGCCGACGCTGATATATATGAGTTCTTCCGGGCCCAGGGAGCGGAGATAGTTAACGACGTATCCCAGTTTATCGGCACAAATGGAGCCTACCTCTACACCGGAGACAAGGCCACCCAGAGAAAGAGTATCTGTCTTGAAGGACAGGTGCTGGTTATCGCTCCTCATGAAGGCTGCATCGACTCAGATACATGGCTGCGATGCCGGAGAAAATGTTTGAACGTGCGCCAGATTGCAAAGCCGGTTAAGGCCAAGAACACATGGCTCGCTGGGAAGATAAAGTGCATCCACTGTGGTCACGCCCTGTCTTTGAGAATGTATCCTCGGAAACGCACCGCACCGGCCCGATACTATGTGTGCGGCACCAAGTATGTCTCTGCCTCCTGCGACGGCATTGGAGCAGTCCAAGCCTCGGATATTGAGGATATTGTGTTCGATGAGATGCAGAGGAAGCTGGCCGAGTTCACTGAGCTTTCTGTCAAAGAGCGGCAGGGAGACCCCATCGAACTGACCAAGTTGAAAGTTCGGGCTGATGAGATTGAAAAAGAAATCGCTACACTCATCGACAAAATCGTGTCGGCGAGTCCAGCGACCATGGAATATATCAATGAGCGGATTGACGCCCTCGACGAGGAGAAGAAGACTGTCCGGGAACAAATCGCTCAAATGTCAGCAGAGATGTATGGCAAACGGAACATGGGGACTATCAGTGGGTATATAAACAACTGGGAGAGAATCGACATAGACGATAAGCTGACAGTCGTGGATGCACTAATTGATACAATTCGGGTAGGTCAGGGAGACGTACAGATTACCTGGAAAATCTGACGTTGTAAGCTGATTGTTTTGCTAAAGCTATACAATCAAGGTACAACGTCTTTTTACGCCCATGAAATGTCGAAAACTTGGGCGTGTACATATCCAGTTGTTCATTTACAAGAGCATTGATTTGTGGTAAGATTCCATCAATGATGTTGCAAGTGAACAACCGCAGAAGGAGATAGAAATGAAAACTACCGATATCAACAAAATTAGAGATTTAGCCATCGCTTTTGCACACCTCCCCATCGAACCCAACGAGAAGATTCCTATCCTTGTGTCCCACCCATTCCTTGATACTGCTGTTACCGTTGTCCTCACCAAAAACGGTCAGGAAATGATAAATGTGTTGGAGGGAGATGGCGAAAAGCAGTTCAGAGCCTTTCTGGTAGACCGGCTAAAAAAGACCGACAAGCTCACGGGATTTCTTCTCCTGCTGAGTAAGTCTTATCGCTTTACCTTCCTCGACCATATCCAGGACTATCTGAGTGATGACGACCTTGGTATGTGCCTCCGTTACATCTGGGAAGATAGCGAGTACACAAACAGCGGTTCCGTATTTACGAAGAAACAACTTCTCAAACTGTTCTGCCGCAGTTCAAAGAACACGCTAATGGATGAGGAAGAACTGCCAGTCCTTAAAGGACTGCCTGAGCGCATCACCGTTTACCGTGGTACCACATCTGTAAATAGCGAAGACCTTAAAGTATTCTCCTGGACTCTTTCCCGCGAAAAAGCTGAATGGTACTCCCGCCGCTTTGACGATGATGTCCAGAATGTATTTCAAGCTGAGCTCTCAAAGGATGGAGTTCTGGCTTACTTCTCCACTGACCAAGAAATTATTGCAGACCCCTACAAATTAGAGAATATTCAACAAGTAAGCTAAAAGCAAGGGCAGGTTCGGAATTAAATCCGTTCCTGCCCTTTCTTTTTCTTGCGCAAAAAATAGGAGAGCGACCCACAAAGGGTGCTCTCCTAAACTTTATGATACCATGCCATAGCGCATGGGCAGACGGCGTTGCACCTTACAGAAAATCGTGGTTCTCCATGCACTCGTCATAAACCCGGTCGATGTTCTTGATGGCATGGACGGCTCTGTTGTTCTGGTACTCGGGGTGCTCAGTGCAGTATTTCTCATAGCAGTCGATGTTGTAGAGAATTTCGTTGAAGTCCTCCTCGGTATGCCGGATACTCCTCAGCAGCTCTGTGTTGAACTGGAGGATGCGGGCCCGGTGCAAGTCGGCATTGCGTTCATCATCCATGCGGATATGCTCGTCGAGCCTGTTCTCCACCTTGTCCAGCTTGGCAATCACATCGCCATTAAGCGCCCTCCCAATCGCCCTGCAAATAGTAGACCACGGATTGACCTTGATGGGCGCAATCTGCACCAGCGTTATCAGGACGACCAGAGCGCCGCCGGAGCTTGCCAGAATTTCCTGAATGCTCATAGCTTACTCACCTGCCTCTCCAGCTTCCACAGGGGCGTTGACCGTCTTACTCATCCTGCACAGGTCGTCGATGAGCTTGCTGATAACCTCCATGTCGATGTCGTAATTGACCGTCTCGGAAGATGCCTTGACCATAGCCAGCACCCACTCCTTACGGTCAGCACCGTTGTCGAACTTCTCCTCAGCGGTCGCCATGTACTTCATCACCATGTCCAGCACCTTGCCCCAGTTTTTCTCCTTCACGGCCTTCTGGACGTACTCCACCAGCTTGATAGCCAGAGGAATTGCGGTCGCCAGACCGGCAAGGACAGATACAATGAGCTGCAGCCACTCCATATTCATAGTTACTCCTCCTCATCTTTTAGTTGATTATTGAAAATTACTGATTTTTGTGTTACACTTGGAAATAGAAAACATCCTTGTGGGAGGCGGAACTTTATGAACACACCCATTGCATTTAATTGTGTAAAATGCGGGCAACCACTCCAATCCAGAAAGCAGCTACACGATGGAACGGTGGTTTGTTCTAAGTGTGGTCATAAAAATACGCCGCCGAAGGGATTTACGCCGCCAGACTCACAAAAATCAAGGTAAAGGGTATTTATTTCGGCGATTGAATTATCAAAGCCGGGTCGATGTCAATGTCGCAGTAGAACGGAGTCCCTTTGTAGGTCTTAAAAAGGCCACAGCGTTGTATTTTGAGGTGTATCGTATTCCCGTCCTGATACCACTCCGCGACGGCGGTCACTTTCCCACGCCAGAGACGAAATTGGTTAATAAACATACGCATTTTCTTTTTCATAACCATCCTCATTCCCGTATGTCGTATGGGAGCCGCCATCACAGCGGCTCCCATTTCTCAAATCGCAGGGCTATCTTCAACCCCGTTATCCTGTGTGAACCCTGCCGCCTCAGCAGCGGCGAACTTGATTCCCACACCGTTAGCACCCGTATTTTCATGCTCACTCTTACGCACCACACTGTTCAACACAATGCCAATCGCTGTTCCAATCGGAGCGAACACAGCGGTATAGCACGCAAGAGCGCCCATGTATTGATACTGGATACTTTTCAGTGCGAGATAAAACCCACCAGCGAGTCCTGCTGCTAACAATGCTGTGAGCCAGAAAGCCAGCAAATTAGTTGTGCCGATGTCCTTGCGCTTCTTCTTGCGCCGTCTTGTTTTCTTCCGGCCTCGCTCAATCTTGATGGTCATGGATTAAACCATCCCCATCTTCTTCGCAAAGCGATACAGAACGGTGACGAACTGTTCACGGGTGAGAATGTCCGCCCACATATAGTTGGGTTCGCCGTTGATTACTTCCCCATTGCCCGCAATCAAGCCGGTGGAAGTCGCCCAGGCACGAGCCTCCTCGCTGTACTTGCTGCTGTCGTTGTCCTGGAGTTCTCTGCGCATCTCGCCCCAGAGTTCCTTGAAACGCGCCACGTCCATGTCATCATCCTCCTCTTTACTGGTATTCGTCCCCGCCAAAAGAGCGGAGACATCGTCACGCACAGTCTGCATACTCTTTCCATACTTCGGAAGCCAGTGCAGAACGTCGCCATGGTTTGAGCCGAGTCCAAGCCTATAGCTATCCTGGTGGCACAGGACGACCGGCACCTTGACGCCGCTGTATGTAACAGTGCCCTGTGGGTCGAGGTTGTAGAGCTTGCACAGATATGCTGTCAGCTCGACAGCCTCACGATAGACCTTATCAAAGTAAACAGGGTCTTTCAGATTGTCCTCGCAGATTTCAAACTGAATCCAACCATTGTTGCAGGAACCGTTCGCACCAGAGGCACAACCCCATGCTTTCTTGTCCCAGTCACCTGCCTGAACAGCCGCTACATCCCCATTGGCCAGCTTGCCAATAAAAGCGTGAACGCCAGCCTTGAGCGGAACCCATTCACCTTTTACCCACTGGCCTTCACGATTCCAGTCGTTTTTGTTTTTGTTCACGCCAATCAGCTCAAGCATTTTTGCCCGGTCGGCGGCGTTGTCATCGGGCTGGACATAGCGCTTCAGGGTCGCGTTATTCGCCCCAGTAGAATGCCACAGAACACCACGTACAGGAACTTTGCCAGTGCTCTTATACCAAGAGCTCTGCCGCATGAAACACTTCATGGGAGGGTTTGCAGAGGTGTACTTCATCGTCGCACCATCTCCTTTCTCTGCCGATACAGTGGAAAATTGGTTGAAATAGGTCTGACCATTCCCAGCACGCTTTGTCTGTGTTGCCTCAGTATCTTTGCTTGCTGGGCGCTCGAACTGGAGCAGCACGGCATTGGACGCCTCACGCACGGATGTGGCACTCATAAGCACCGCCAGAACGCTTGGGAAGCTCTCTGACAGCTCTTTCATGAGGAACTTGAGCTGGGTGTCAAGGTCACCAATGGACGCTCCTGCGGCCTTGCAGAAGGCCAGGAGAGCCTGTTTCCGTGACCAATATGTCCACTGTGCCAGACCGTAGCCAGCCTTATCATGGACAAAGTTTGTGTACTTCCCATTGTCCACGGCAGCGGTGTATGTTTCGTCCGTATAGCCGAGACTCTTTTCGTATGTGTTCTGGAGGTTCTTCGGATTGAGCCCACTCTCGGCGAACAGATTGCCCATCAGACCAGCGGCGCCAGCGTCGGTCATGCCTTGGGACTTCAGGAACCTCCAGATAGCAGCTTCGTTCACGAAACCACCTCCTATCAAATTGATGTTTTATAGCCGTATATGCAGAATGGGAGCCGCCGTATGGCGAGCTCCCATTTTTTCTGCCCATATTCAGCTCAGCCTCTAAAGAGTGTGTAGTGCGGTCTCTCTCCGCCTTCCACCCCATACCGCATCCAGTCCAGCATCACAATGCCGACCGCTGCGAGAAACACCCACATGACCAGGAACTGCGGGCACACCTGCCCCATGATGTTCCCAGGCATGGCGGAGTAGTCCCACACACCCATGCCGAGCCACACATTGAGAATGAGCCCGGCCATAAACTCCACAACCGTGATAGCTGCCCCGCACACAGCAGACTGCGCCATCAGCGGCATCTCCCATGGCAGCTCGGCTCCGAATCGTTCCAGCGGTACAGCCAGGATGATAGCCAGCAATAGCATTGTCCAGCTAATCATCTCCGGCCTACCGTGAGAGGTCTTCCATACGACCTCGATGAAGAAGTAGAGCGTGCCAGTCCAGACCCACAGGAGCACGCTCAGAAGCCATTTCCCGACACGTTCTCTGTTCCCCATACCGTTCCCCTCTTAGCCGTTCAGACGGGCCACAATGGCCTTCATCTGCGCTTGTGCGACCACCAGCTTCTCATTCATCTCATCGGCATACTTCTTCGGGAGATTCATGCCATAGGTGACAGCAGAAATCTTCTCCACGTCGGTCAGAGACTGCACATACGCCTTGAGGGCGTTGTGGTATGTGGTTTGGGAGGTGATAGCGGTCTGTGCCGCAATGTAGATTTGCGCGATTTCCAGAGCGGTGTAGATGCGGCACTTGCCGCCGTCCGCCTGATAGGGAAACTCAGTGCCGCCCAGCTCCACCACCCGGAACAGGTTGGCGATATTGCTCTGGTCTTTGATGTCCAGGTTGAAATGCTCCGTCTCACCGTTCAGCTCGATGTCAACCCCCGCCTCGATAGCGGCGTTGCAGGCGGCGGAGATTTCCGCAACCTTGGCGTTGAGGATAACCGCAGTTGCGTTGTCCTCGCCCACAATCTCCACCACGTCGGCAACGGTCAGCCAGCCCTTTGCCACGGCGGACAGGAGACGCTGTGGGGCAAGCTCCCTGTTCTGATACAGATTTTTCAGTCTCTCTTTCATATCCTTAGCCCTCCAGTGCGCTGATGAGCAAGCTGTCGATGATTCTCTGCTGTTCGGCGACCAGCGCTCCACCGTCGAACTCAGACACAACAACCGTGTCCGCTCCCTCAATTTCCTCATAACCCATCAGGTTGTAAGCCGCTCCATTCAGAGCGACGCCGATGGCCTCATCCTCTGGCACGGGTGCAAATGCACCGCTTTCGCCAATCGTGATGTAGGTCACCTTGTCAACAGCGCCCAAATTTGCACCGTTGTTAATGTTGGTGATTCGATACATTACTTGACCTCCTTTGCGCCAACAAGTTTTGCGATATGCTTCAGCACATCAATATCAGCATTGAAAAATTCCTGGTTCCAAAGCCAGTAATCTGCGTACTCGACTCGCTTATAAGGCTGGCAAATCTGGTCTTCCCAGACCCTGTCCCAACGCTCCTGATATGCCTGGTCATCCCTGCCGTTACGTTGTGAGAGGGTCATCATAATGGCCTGCGTCAGCCTGCCACGCTCCATCCCATGTCCATCGTCATTCCTCGCAAAGAATTGATTGGCCGTTTCACTGTCCTCGTAACACACAATGCCATTGTTGTAGATGATAATGCCATCTTCACACTCAACTTCAGTCATAGCAGGGATATTAACAGGGCCGCAGATGACATCCTTCTTCAAACGTCTATGCGCAATATACTTCATTCTCTTTCCCTCTCATTCTAAAATTCTCAATCCTCTCTGGTGAAAACCCGAAGATTGCATAAAAAAGCCTGCGTAGCCGCAGGACACGCTTGTGGTCATCGTAACTTTCAAAGTACGCAAGCATACCGTTTACCGAAGTCCACAAATCTTCATATGACATTTTGTCTTCTGCAATCCTTTTGTGAAAGGCTTTTATTTTTCTCCGCGCTCTTTTAACTCCATCACGATTTCCATTAACAACAACCTTTCCGGTTTCGGTTAGCGTATATTTCGCCTTGCAGTAACGGAAAGGTTTTGTCAGAGGAACAATGCGGGACTTTGATTTGCTGATGGACAGCTTCAAACTCTCCGCCTTCTCGATGATAAGGCGCATGACCTCCTTTGGGTCTACGCCGGGCGGAACGATGATGTAGTAGTCATCCATGTAGTGTCCGGCACACTTGATTCCAAGCTGGCACTTGATGTAATTGTCCAATGCAGACGGAAACGCAATCATCTCAGCCTGACTCGGCTCAACTCCAAGAGGTAGCCCACGGTCTCCAGGAACGGTGTTCACTACATCGTCACCAATCTTGCGAATGTCCCTGTTCAAAATGAGCTTTTCGTGCCGCTTGAAAATCTCTGTGTGGGACACAGATGGAAAGAACTGTTTGAAGTCAATGAGAATGATGCTGCCCTCTCGACCGTATCTGCGAAAATGCCAGCGAAGGTCTTTGCGTAGCTCTCGCTTAGAAAACTCAAATCCCTTTCCGGGCAGACTGGCTCCATTGTTATAAATCATACTTGGTAGATACAGTGGTAGCAGCACTTTCTGCGTGTACACCTTATGTATCTGCCTGTCTTGAATACGAGGCGCATCAATGGGTCTTGTTTTTCCTCGTTCTGAGATTGTAAAATGGACATATGAAGTTGGTTTCCATATTTTGTCCAAGAGAAGTTTTCTACGGCGTGCTGTGCCGGAGAATAGATGCATCTCAAACCGCTGTGCGCTGTTCTTCCATCTGACACCGTTACAGCATTCCTTTCCAGCCCTGTATAAGTCGCGATAGGTGAATACATCCTTTAGTTCACCAATATCAATACACCGCTGTACTCTGTTCGCCTCTCGTTTTGCTTTACGCCTTTGATATCTTCCTTCTCTTCTACTCATAGATTGTTATTCGCCCTTCGTACAGATGTCTTGTAGGGTGCCGTCTAATCTGCTTGGCTCATTACACATGAAACGAGGTAAGGCACATCACTCGCCATGCACACTCCATTTCTGGGCGGCGTTCGTGCAAGAGCATCAAAGGGCAGTTTTGGATTTTTATCACGGGAAGTATTTCTCCTTTCGTAAAGGTCATGGTTCACTCTTTTCTTGAGCTACTATTATTGACCCAAAACCATCTCTGGCTTACGAAATCCGGGGCGAGCCCATTGGAATTCCTGGCGTTGTTGTTGTTCGCGTTGCCGTTGGTGTTCACATTGCAGAAGTTATTGCTGTTGTTGTAATTAGGAGAACGCTCCCACCAAACTGCAGTGGAACACACGGGAGAAAAAGAAATCCCAACCGACAGGTTTTACAGAAATACACCCATAAGAATCAAAACTTACCTCCCCTTATCGCTTTTCAAAACGTTCGTGAGCAGACCGTTTTCGGCGTCAATAAGCTCACCAAGTGCCTGAGACATACGGTCTAACTTCTTCTTTGCGTCCGTTGAGCTGACCTTATCGCCGTTTGACTTCGTAAAGCATCCTTCTGGATTTAACATCATAAGGTCATAACAGTGAGAAAGGTGGACATCGAGTGCCATAAGCGCTGCTCTGGATTCAAGCAAATGCTGTTTGCGCAACTCTTTTCTCGTTTCATCAGATGGATAAATGCTGTTCGCTTTTTCGGCATTGTCTAATACCTCTGCGGCGAGCCCTGACACAGAGTCCGCGACAAGCCTTGAGTACCTTGATGATAGACGAGATAAAAAGTTGATGGTGTGTATGTAAATCTTGTTTGCTGTGTTTACATATGTCGTGGGCTTGATTACGCCGATGTAGGATTAGACCATGAAAGCCGGGGCGAGCCCATAGGAAAACCTGGCGTAGAAGTTGTTCGCGTTGCCGTTGGTGTTCACATTGCAGAAGTTATTGCTGTTGTTGTAATTAGGAGAACGCTCCCACCAAACTGCAGTGGAAACCGTTGCACTGTGGCAATACTTTACCTTGCTGTTGCCAGCCTTGTAATAGTCGTACTGCAACTGGGAGTTCTGCTCATACTGGTTTGCATAGCTACGGGTGCCAAAAATCTCAAACTCGGCCAAAAGCGGGAGATAGTCAACCGAGGTCTTGACGTTTGCGGCAACATTGGAGGCATTACCAACTGCATCCGTGTACTTTGTGATTGGCTTCATCACCGCCCGCAGGTCAGCAGGCAGAGCAGCCATCAGCGTGTTTGCGACCGGGCTGGTAGCTGTGTTAGCCGGTGCATCATATCCAACAGCGGATGTGGTCTTTTCCGCCCCATATCCGCTTGGTGCCTTGTTGGTAGAGCCGAGGATATCGTACCGCAGGTCTGACGCAATCCAGCCGCCATAGTTATAGTCGCCCCGGTGGTTCATATTGAACAGCTTGGTGCCATTCGTATTATAGCCGTTGTGGCTACCGTCAATCAGGCACACATCAACACCATTGTTCAGAGCGCTCTTGAACGTACCAAACTGGATACCAGCACCCTCCTTGGCACTGTTGTGGTTAAAGCCAAGAATATAGGAATATAGGGTTGTATTAACGGCAAGCGTACCTACTGTACCGTTGATGGTGATTCCCTTGCAGTCGCCAACTTTCCAATACTCAGCACCCTTGCCAGCGTCGGAGACTTGCCGGATTTCAGCCCAGGTTTGGTCGTTCAGTGTTTTCTTAGTGGGCATGAACTGTGCAGTCACAGCCACAGTCTTATTCGCAGGAGCTGTATGGTTGGTTCCAGCCGCCACCTTGATGGTGATAGTAGCGGTGCCAGTAGTCTGGTTGACGTGCTTGATGGTCACGGTTGTGCCAGAGACGGACACGGTTGCCACACTGATGTTGCTGGAAGTAGCAGTAACAGTGCCGTCGCCAGGGCGTGAGACAGTCACCGTCTTCGTCAGATTTGAGGCGTTCAGTGTCACAGAGCTTGCGCTCAGCGTCATGCTACCAGCGGCCTTGCCAATGCTCCAGGACACGGTTTTGGCGGAGGTAGAACCATCAGACCACATATAGTCAGCCTTCGGAGTGAAGGCAGCGTTGTAGCTGGTGGCATTGGTGCCGGAGGTCGTGCCGCCCAGAGTGAGCTGAGCACTGTCGTAATTGCTCCATGTGGGAGACTGGGAGTTCCCATTGTAGGTGAGGCTACCGCTCTGACTTGGCGTGTTTGAAACTGTAATTCTATTCGCAACGCCAGTCTTGCGGTTTGCGGTGTTTGTGTTCGCCTTGCCGTCGGTAGACATGGGGAACATGGACACATAGTAAGTAGTGCCATTTGTCAGCCCAGTCGCAATCAGCGCATTGGTCGCATGACCATTACGGGTTGTGCTGGTGTATGTGAATGCTGCATCTGGGTCGTTAGGGGATGTGGCATAGCTGCCAGCCTTTACAACCACGACGGTTGACGCCCAGGTTGCCAAAGTCACGCCGTCGCTGACAACCGTAGCGGCAGGGTCAGTCCACTTGATAGACAGCTTTCCGTTACCGGCAGCGGCCAGAGTGATGCCAGACACGTTGCCGAGCGCAACAGCGTTAGGTGTCGCAGAGAAACCGCCGTCTTCCACATCCGTATAGGAGTTGGTGGTGGTGTAGGGGAACAGTTTGTAGTGGTAGACCGTGCCGTCGGTCAGACCGCTGTCGCAAAAGTAGGTACTCTTATATGCGTCACGGGTCTTGCTATCAAGCACAATAACACCATCACGACGGCTGGTAGGCATAGAGCCCGCCTTACGGACAAGCAAAGTGCCTCCCCAGGCCGCCAGCGTGGAACCGGCAACAACCAAGTCTTCGGGGTCTGTCCACTGGATATAGACCTTCTCATGGGCCGTTAGTGTCTTGATGTTGGTTGCGCCAGCCAGGGCGAGCCCACCACTGCCAGAGCCGCTCCCGCCAGGGAAATTAGAAATAATAGGCATAATGTGGCCTCCTTTTAACCTAATAGAATGATGTACACAGGGATGTCACGTTCGGGCATTTCACCGTCTGCGGCAATCAACAGACTGCCCTCCTCTTGCCCAATGACAGAGAGCATGGCCTCCCGTGCAATCTCTCTTTGCTCCGCAGTCGCATTATGGGCTACGGAGATAGTACCGTTCTGAGCGGCCGTCAGCCCATCCACAGCAAGCGTCTGTGTGAATGGCGGGTTGACTCCGGCCCATGCTGTGGACACAAGTACAGCGGAAACAGCCACACTACTATTGGCTTTTTCTCCAATAGCGGTGTCGATTTTAATCATGTTTGAATTGTCAGGCCCATTCATGGCGTTGCGCCAATCCTGAAACCGTTCTGTGCTGTCGTCGGTCAGATGCAGTTTGCAATTCTTCGTTTCACTCATTTTGTTCACCCCCGGTTAATCCATCAGGATAGTGACAACAGGGATGTCAATTTGCGGAGCGTCACCGAAACAAGCGACCGTCAGGGCACCATCGACTTGCCTGCACGCATACATCTCAGCACCTTTTGCTGCCTCCATTTGTGTGTCAGTAATACTTTGGGCCACGCCGATGATGCCGTTCTGTTCTGCCTTCAGGCCAGCAACCTGCAACGTCTGCTGACCACTGACCCAGCCGTTCTTTGTCAGCACCCCATTGACCGCCTTACTCGCCCTACCCAAGGTCGGATTGATACAGGTACGCTTGGGATTGCTGCCATCTTCGTCTGCGGAGTCGATATACAGCCGCCCATCGTCCTGTGTGAAATAGCACCAGCCCGGATGGAGCGGCGTAATATCAACAGAAATGCGGGAACTGTCTCCCTGCAAAATTTTGAAAAGCATTGATTGAAACCCTCCTCATCTTGAGTCCGAGTATAAAAAGAGGGGTGGGCATAAGCCCACCCGCTCTATCTGTGTTTAGTTGTGTACGGGCTTAGAACGTACCCCACTCTATAGCGGAGTCGGTGTAGTCCTTGGCGTTCTGCTCGGCAGCGTCCCAGGCAGCCACTTTCTCATCCGTCACGCCATCAAGGACATCCTTGTTGTCATGGGTATGAGAGTCGGCCTCCAGGGCGGCGATACGGGTGACGGCGGCAGTCAGGTCAGCGGCTTTGGCGTAATCACCGATTGCCAGAGCGGCAATAGCGTTGTCAATGGCCTCCTTGATGTACGCCACAACAGTCGCAGACTCGGCATCCTCGGGCAGAGTGCCAACCAGAGTGGCCAGGTCTGTGATAGCCTTGTTCATTGCGGTGGCGTCATCGGGGTGAGCCTGAATCCAAGCGGCAATCTCAGCCAGAGTGTCAAGAGACTCCTTGGCGTTCTCAGGGATGAGCTGCTTTGCCAGCTCCTCGTTAGCAATGGTGCGGGCAGACTTGCCAGTGTCATCGCCAATCAGAGTATCCACAGCAGCCTGTGCATCGTCGCCAGCTTTCTTGGCTGCGGCAATGGCCTCGTCCTTAGCGTCAGCGGCACCCTTGGGGTCATATGTGTTCTCCAGGTCAAGGGCGGTGATAGCGTCTTCCACTGTCTTGGCTACAGAGCCCTCAGTCTCCTTATCACCGTTCAGCTTATCCAGCTTGCCCTCGGCAGTGGTCACACGGTTAGTCAGGGTCTCCAGAGCAGCGTCAGTGGCAATACCATCGGTTTTCTTGTCCACATATGCCTTGACGGTGGCGAATGTCTCGTCACCAATCTTCAGCTCGCCAACCTTGGCGCCAATCTGGGCGTCAACGTCGTCAGCGGTAGTGAAAGTGCTGGTCTTGGTGAAGGTCAGCTTGCGTGTGGCAGGGTCGTAGGTCACACCGTCAATAGCGTTGCCAGTGCCGGTCACCTCAGTGCTGGTAGCGCCGGTGTCCAGGTTAATCTGGACATACTTGGTGCCATCCCACTTAGCCAAGCAGTTCAGCTCAGTCACATAGTACAGGGCACTGGTGCTGGGATTCACATTGGCCTGCAGGGCGGCAAGTGTGGCAAACTCCTGGAAATCACCGATGCGCACACGGGTAGTGGCGTCGATATCCAGATACATGGCACGCTCATCAGTGGTCACATAAAAAGCACCCTCTGTGATAACAGCAGGCAGATTGGCCAGCAAGCCCTTCTTGAAAGAAACTTGTGCCATATTGTGTTCCTCCTTATTTAATTTTTCCCGTGGCGGTAGTATCCGCCACGGGATTTTTTTGTTTTGCCTAAGATTAGGCTGTGGCCTCATCGCCCAGGTCTCCCCAGACGATACTGGACATCACAGCGTCCAGATTGGCCTTGTCCTCGGCACTCATCGCACCAGCGGAAGTAGTAGTTGCGACAGCCATGCTCAGTCCGTCAGTGCTAACTGCCAGACCATTCGCATTAGCCTCGTCCAGCTTGATAGATACGGTGTTGTTGGTCACTGCGATACCGTCACCGGCTTTAACAGTGTCAACCAGACCCTTCAGCGGGATGTAGATGTGGCTCTCCTCGGCATTGGCAACAACAAGGTCAACGTATGGGTCGCCCACCTCGGCACCAACGTAGGGTGTGTCAGCGGTATCGACAATCTCGTAGGTGCCGCCACTCAGCACAGCATCCTTGGGAATGTTGATTGCGTCACCAATATAGGTGTCAGTGCCATCAGCAGTCCGCTTCAGTTTGTAGGTGGCAGAGAAACCGTCCTCGGGCGTGTCTTGCTTCTCAATGGCAAACTCAACAGCACCAGATGTCGCAGCAGGAGACACGAACAGACCGTCCTCTTTCAGCTCCAGAGCGTTGCCTTCCTCCTTGGAAATTTGCACGCCAATGGTGGTGCCATTCTCATCTGAACCGAGAATAACGCTCGCATCAACAGCGGTCAGGCCAATTGCGCCACCGGCTGCAAGGTTGTCCAGCTTCGCCTTGTCAGCAGCGGACATCAGACCAGACGCCAGGGTGGTTGCCTCGGTTCCCTTTGCATACAGGATTTCGCCCTTGAAGAGCTCCTGAGTGTCAGTCAGCCAATACAGGGTGCTGGCGTCCTTGACAGCAATGGCATCATACTGGGCACGAGTTCCCTGCTTGAAAATCACATTTGCCATGACATAAACCTCCTTATAATTTTTTTGATATACAAACGCTCTCTAAGCGTCCATATCTTGGTTACATATCATCCCACACATAGGTGGACACGCCACCGGGTGATTCCATATCACCGTCGCCCATGTCGCTCCACTCATCGTTGGGGTTCAAATCGACAGGGTCAGGAACTTCGCTTGGCTCACTCTCAATAGTGAACGTAAGTACCTTGTGCTCATCAACGTGTGGCACATAAACAACGCCGTCCTTGCCGATAACAACACCAAGGTTCTGCGTTGTTTCATCCTCAAATGTGACAATGAGTTCGCCAAGCTCGTTGATTTCCATATCGAGAATGCCGCGAGCCGTATCTGCACGAACAAAGATGCGGTCGCCCAGCGGAATCTTCTCGTATTCGCCAGTCGGATTGCCTTCCTCATCCTTGACTTCAACGGTAGATACCAACTGAATCGTGCTGTCTTCTGGGTCGAACACGATATTGTCCGCCTTGGCAGCAACAACCTCATCAGTTTTGTCGATACGCTCATTCAACGCTGCCTCAGCCTTCTCGACCTTATCCTCCATGTACCGTTGCATCTCATAAATCAGCCGCAGGTTGCGGTCTGAGATGTACTCATCCATGTTCTTGGAATCAATGATTTGCAGCATACACTCGCCGCTCTTTGCGACAACTGGATGACGGGGTGGGCCACTGAAAATCTGCATGAATGTGCAAATTTCACCTGCATAGCGAGACAACGTACTCGTGATGGGGAGATGGTACTGATAGTACCGCTCGTTATACGGCTCGTCCTCACGCACCAACAGCGCAATGTCTGCTGTGCCGTCAGCACGGATATAGCTCAGGTACACAGTGGCTCGCAGCATATCAATATCGCCTACCGTGATGGGAATGAGGTAGGTGATTTTTCGATTCAAATGGTCGCCACGATAGATTGGTTCGTTCTTTGTGATGACAAGGTTCATATCCTCATCGAGTTTAATGTAAATCACCTGTTTCACCTCCGTTTCTTATATGATGACGTAGTCAACGTCGTCGAGCGACATATCGTCATAGGTAGAAAGCGTGTCAGAATCCATTTCCCGCAGCAGTCTGTGACACTTGATTATGGCATCGGCCTCAGACACAATCTCAAGCGCAGCCGGTTTGGGGCTCATGAACTGTATCAGGGACGCCGTTACCGATGACAAAACCTCAACGGCACTTTGCATCGCCATAAACATTGTCATTTGTTCGCCAAGCACCTTGTTATCCAGAACAAGTGGGAAGCTGCACCTGCCCAGCGAAAAATGGATTTCAGTTTCGACCGCCCGAGCTGCAATCTCGATTGCCATAGTGCTTGTGTCGTATAGGCGATACAGCAAGTCGGTCATTTCTGTGCCGATAACGATTGGCGCTTCCATCTTCTCGGACGCACGCTTCTTCATTTTTAGCGCTTCTGCACACAGCTCAAGCTGAGATGACGCCCTCTCTAAGTCCCGCTTGAATGTTGATTCAACACTTGACTTGATTTCTATTCCAAACTGTCCACGTCCAAATGGCCTCTTAACATAGGCGCTCACAGAGGACGTACTAAGCTGCAATGCACTCTCTGCAGACGCATACATATTTGCCGTTGTCTTTAGATGTTCTGCTGACAAGACCAGCGCAGACTCGTGCGGCCTCAATGAGTAATGAACCTGAAACTCTGCGCTCGTTCCGAGAACAATGCCATGGTTCAGCCGCTCCAAGCAGGTCTTAATCATCTTGTCGATATGAGGCACAAGCATGGAGCCGGACTGAACAGCAATGAACTTTTGCAGCGTATAGCTCTCAAGGCACGTTTCCAGAATCAAGCGGTTCATGACGGTGAGGCCGTCGCGATATGGAATGGAATAGACGATAATGTCGCACTGGGTCAAACGGTTGTTTAGGTAGATATCAAACTCTTTTGCCATATGCGACCGTGCCTCCTACTTACGCCGGATTCTGTGCCAGCAGCTTCAGATACCCAGACTTGATTGTCATGATGGTTGCCGTCTCAACGCTTCTCGGCGTAGACAGTTCGCCAAACATCAGCAGGTTGCCGCCATCGGCGGTGGGGGAGTCATAAATCACATAGTGTGTGATGGTGCCCCAGTTGGCGGTGGACTCGTCGAAGTTAATA